CGCTCCATCTACATCTGCTTTAACTATTAATGTTTGACCTTTTGTTACTTTGTTAGCGTTATCTCCTTCTAACTTTAAGAATATTACATTGTCGGAAGGACGAACGTAATAAAAATTAGAAAAAATAGTTTCATAAGTTCCTAAACTTGGTTTAAGAACAAACTTATATTTCTTAGCCCAATAAGGAGCTAAACTATTTATTTGAACTTTAATTTTATTTATACTAACAGAATTAAGAGGCTCAATGTAAACGGTATTATATTCAGAAACCAATACAGTTGAAGCACGAGCGTACTCATCCATGTAAACAATTCCTGTTTCATAATCTCTATTACTGTGCAAACTACTTGTGTCTTTGTCTGAAGAAAAAGTTGTTTCTCCTCCTATGAATCTAAAAAACTCAAACATATTAGTTACAATAGAAGCGTCAGCAGGATCAACTGCACGATAATTCATTGCAATAACTTGCAGTTCAAATGTATCAGATCCTGGAGCAACTCCAGTTACAGCAAATCCTTGTTGAGCTATTGCATCAGTTATACTACTATTAAATTTATCAAACGTACAAGTTTCAGCAGGCTTAGTTAATTCGTTATTAAACAAATCAGTTAAAGAATTTCCAGTATCTGATGCTGATAAAATTTTAAATCTTCCATCAGCCAAAGTACCTACTCCAATTGCGTTTTGAAATTGAGCAGAAGTACAAAAATCATATACACTACTGTAGTCTTGATCTAAAGTTATAGTAACACTTAAATTAAAGTTTGCGTTTTTAAAAGTAGTATTAGCTATATAACAATTCGTAGTTGTTGTTCCTGTTAATTTAGCGTGTTCAAAATCAAATGAAAAAGCCACAACAGAATTAGCTTTTAACTTAGCGCTAATTTCTGATAAATTAAATGTTATTTTAGAATTGCTTATATTTTCTGTTGTTCCAGAAATTGTATAAGCCACTCCGCTACCTGGTAACGGACTATTTAATGATATAAAATCTAAATTAGACGAAACATATTGAGTCGAATAATTTAAAGCAATTGTAGAACCTTCTGCACTTCCGTACTTAAAGTCATAACCATCTATAAAGTTTCCATAAAACAATCGATTACTCATTATTGTTTGCGCTTTTGCAAAACGTGGAACATTATCATATTGCCTTAGTAATTCATCTGCACCAATTGTAGTATATATTTTACTATTTGTAAATGAATAACTTTTAGATGTATTATCTGCCCAGCCATAATCTTCTTTTTTAAATCTTTCTATTACATAAATAATATTAGAAGTGGTGTCTTTATACAATAAGTCTATTTCAGAAACCCTACTACTACCAGTACTAAAAGTTATAACAGCTCCGTTATATCTATTTACCATACCTGAGTTTAAGTAATTTCTTGTATCAAAAGCAAATGTGCTTGTAGCAAATGCTGGTTTAGAAAACAAAGAAGTAGCACTATATCCATTATCTAAATAACGATATCTATATGCAAAACATACAAATCGTTCTTTTAAATAATTTTCATTCCCTGGTAAAGTAACAAGCTGCACTTTAGGAACAGTCAAAGGAACATTTTGCCCTACAACATCCTCAAAACCAGGTGGTTTTACTATTACAGATAAATCTTCTTCTACAATTTGATCTACATTAGCTACAGGATCTGGGTAATTTCTTCCAACATTTATTACACGAGGAGGATTAAAATCATCCGTAAAAAACAATAAATCTCCATCCACTAAATCAACACCAGTAATTAAATAACTTGCGTTAAAATTTAATACAGAAGTAGAAATAACATGATATTGAAGAACTTGATTTGTAGTGTTATAAGAAACAATTAAATCAACTACTCCAGTATAAGTGGCACTACCTGGTTGTGTTGTAAAGTTTTTGTCATGTATAAACCAATAAATATTTTCTCTTGTTCCATCTTCATAAGCTCCTATACATACTGCTGTAGCGCTTAAAGCTGTGTTTAAGAACTCTACAGTCGTTAACTTATCATTTCCCTTAGAGTTTTCAACAGCTCCTATTTCAGTGGTCTCTGTTGCCCCTAAACGAACATTAAGTGCATCAATATATTCGCCTGGTGGAAGAAGTCTTTCGTCTACAGACTTATTCATTCTACCTGCAATAAAATTTGTTGTAACTATTGGCATATTATTTTATCCATTTATTCTGGCCTCTTAAATTCATCAAGAGTCTTCCAGGGTGTATATTACTTAATCGTATTTTTGCATTTCTTAACAAAGAAGATTTATCTTTTCTGGCTCTATTAATAACATATTCATTTATACCTAATCTTCCATTTAAAATAGAATATTTTATATAAGCATAAATGTATTCTTCAAAAAGTTTGTTTACATGAACCTCTACATCTACTCCATTCTCCATTCCATCAGAAACATATTCTAAAACAACTGAATTTGATGCTGTCATATTGCTAAAGTTTATAACTCCAGCTTGTTTGTTTATTGTAAAAGTTGGATTAGAGTTAGCTGTTTCTGTATTTAAACCATATCGCCCTCCTACAGCATAATCAAAGTACCAACATCCATCTACACACCAGCCTTCAGCACCATCATAAGGACTGCCTGAATTTAAGTATATACTTTTAGCTGTTGCAGACATTTGATTTAAATCTAATTCAGAATCTTGAGGCCTTAAAGCGTTTCCGTTTTGATCAAACAATACATTAGATTGATTGTCTTGCAAATAAGCAGAAGACCAATTTGTTTGTATATTTTCTGATAAAGGATATAGCATTCCGTTTCTAAACTGTGAAATACGAACCCAATTTACATAATCTGGAGGTAATACAAATCGTAACTGATCAGTAACGTCTAATTGAAGAATTTTTATTTCCTTCATAGCGTCATAATTTAACTCTTGTATACCTCTTTTTGCATGAAATAATATTTGATATCTTTCAATGTTATTTATTAATTCATGGTTTCCTTGATACATTAACATAAAGTTGTTGACTATCTCTGCTAAAGAAACAAATTGGTAAGAACCCCAGTTTGAATCTGTTGGGTTTGTTCCTGAATTTTCGTAATATGCGTAATCGTTTATATATGCCATAATATTTATTATTGTGAATTATCAGACAACTCTTGTGACTGTCCAAATGCTACTACATCTGCTTCTCTTATTTCAACACCTACGTATTGTAGTATTTTAGCAATCAAAATAGGCTCATCAGATAATGGTAATTCAAAATCTTGATAATCTGCTGCTGAAGAATCAAATAAAGGCTCTCCGTTTTGAAGAACTATAAAAGTCCAATTTGGAGGCAAAGGGTATCTAACGTATTGAGAATAGATCGTCCCTGGCGTCACTAAAGTTTTTGGGTATACATTTATAATGTTACCAGTAATTGTTGTTGTAGCGTTACCTAAAACATATGCAGGATAACCTGTAGATGGTGCGGTAAGTGGTGAAGAGTTTAAATAAAATATTTTATTTTGATTAACACGTTCAACCTCTACTATATTAGTTTCAGAAACCACAGTGTAAGAATTTCCTACAGTAGCTGCTGTTCCAAATATATTATTACTTAAAGTTAATTGAGTATTGCTGTCAATACTTACAATGTAAGCGATTTGCCCAGCATTAACACTTGTTGAGGTAGTAGATGAAACCAGTTGTCCAACAGCCACTCCATTACTTAAAAATAAAGCAGTATTGTCAGTAAGATTTAAAGCACCTACAGCCGCAGTTGTTACCCCTGAACTAATTACAGTTGGATAATGATTAATTTTATTAATTAAATAGTAGTTATTAGGTAAGTTATAAAGATTTGCTCCAGAACTTATTAAAGTTTGTGTGGAAGATAAACTATCTATTACCTCTACTAATGATTTTGTAATGTTTGCATATCCAGTACCTGATTGTCTTAAGTTTTCTTTTACTATCTGTGAGTTATACTGATAGAAATAATCTTCAAACATATCCATTTGAGCTTGTTCAGCATACAAATTAAAATCAGCTGGAGAAATATATCCGTAGTTATTTTTATTTGCTATTGCTAATACAGTATTTCGTACTTCGTTTATTGGCATAATTAATTCTTTTTACAAAGATAGCAAAAAAAAAGAGGCTACTTTTTTTTGTAGC